ATGGATAAACGAAAAGGAAGAACAATTAAGAGTGAACGCACATCTACGCGCTTACAACATTCGTTAGACTACTTGTTCGATTATTACTACCAGGCGAAGAAGTCGGAAGGTCGAGCGGAGAATACACTAAAGACATACGTACAGAATTACAATTACTTTTGCGAATTTCTGGACGAGCGTAAGATCATTCGTGACATCCGGAATATCAACGTTGAAGTAGGGCGTGATTACATAATTTGGTTACGCGATGAAAAGCGGAGATTTAGTGATAACTGTAACGTTCCGGAATCTGTTCGCACTGTGGGGCTGCTTCCGAAATCAATTAACACGCGCATTAAGAATATGAAGACGATGTTTAAGTTTCTAAAAGAAGAGGAAGTAATTGAAGCAGACCCGTTTACGTATTTAAAGAACGTACAGGACATTGGGAAAGATATTGAGGTGCTTACGGCGGAGGAAATGAACGACCTCCTCAAAGCGCCAAACCAGCGCAAATACAGCGACTTCCGTGATTTCGTAGTCATAAATCTCCTGATTGACGGGATGTTACGTGTAGACGAGGCGTTAACATTACGCAAGACTGACGTAGACTTCACCGCATGTTGTGCAACTTTACGACGGGAAGTGACCAAGACGCGTAAGCCTCGAATTGTGCCGATCACAAAACGAACTGCTAAGCTGATGCAAGAGTTAATCCGCGAATCAACGGAGTTTGGAAGTGAATATATATTCCTTAATAATTACGGGGAACGGTTGGTTCCGAATCACTTCCGTCACCAATTGAAGAAATACGCGGATCGTGCGGGTATAGAGAAGCGCGTGTACCCACATTTGTTGAGGCACTCTGGGGCGACGTTGTTTCTTGAGGAGGGTGGGTCACAGCGTCATCTACAGGTTATTCTCGGACACGCCGATGGCCGGATGACTGCACACTATACTCACCTGTCTGACAAGAACGTGAAAAAGAATCACGATGAGTTCTCTCCATTAAACGCGGTTATTGGTAAGCTGGAGAAGCCACGAAAGATTAAACGGTAATCCTATTGTCTTTCTCTTCGGAGAGATATTTTTACATTTTCCTTCTTTGGTTCCATAATTACTTTTGAACTAGAGGAGGTTATCATAAAGATGGTACAATTCAAATTTATCAGTAAAAAGGAAAAGCCGATTAAAATCAATCTCAACAACATGATCTTAGATTTTTTGTATGTAAAGAGAGTTGAGCGGCGCTCACCGCGGACTATCTCCGCGTACGAGGGCAGCCTAGAGCAATTTGCGAAATGGTACGAGTTATCTGGTGCAGTTGGTATCACTCGCGATCTAATCCGCTCCTACATCGAGTATCTGACGTACGAAAAGAAACGTTGGGACGATCATCCGACGAGTCCAACACAGGGTGCCGGCTTATCACCGCGTACAGTTAACAATAATATTCGTAACTTGCGCATATTCTTCAATTACTTGCTGAGTGAGCGTCGCATATCTTATTCACCTATGGAAGGAATGAACTATCAGCGAGAGGCTAAGGATACGTTCGATATATTTACGGATGATGACGTTAGACTCCTGCTGACCGCGCCTAATCAAAAAGTTTACTCCGGATTCCGCGATTACTGTATGATTCTCGTATTGTGTGATACTGGGCTTCGCGTGAGGGAGTTGACGGGTATTCGCGTAAAGGACGTTGAATTCACGAACAAGCATATTTATATTGACGCGGGCAACGTTAAAACGGCTACTACCCGGGTTGTACCGATATCAGACGAAACTACAGCCGCACTTTTTAAACTCCGCACCAGCATGAATATCGAGGATGACGATTACCTGTTCCTTACGCAATTCGGTGAGCGTTATTTCGGAGACACTTTCGCTAAGATGCTTAAGCTTTATGCAAAGCGCGTCGGCGTGACAGGTCCTCGGGTATCTCCGCATACTTTCCGGCATTATTTTAGCGTTAAATACTTACGTCAGGGCGGTGATCCAATTGCGTTGATGCGTATTTTGGGGCACACTTCGGTCGCGACAACAGAAAAATACGTAAAATACGCGGCTGTCCACATTAAAGAACAGCACGAGAGGGTGAATCCTTTGTCCGGAATTCTCCGTGGAGGTAAGAGTAAGAAGGGAAAGACTGTTAAGTTCAAATAGAGATACGCACAAAACTTTAGACCGGATAGCTCACCATAGCCGTCCGGTTTTTTTGTATTTGCACTATTATACATACGTTTCTCCTTCGTTATTTCCAGTGGCTACTCTACGCTTCAGAATTTGCGCTCCTTTGCGCTTCCCGTAAAATTCACGTGAAATTAGCGTATTTAAACGCTGACCCTGACGAATACTCTCACGCGCTATTTGAACGGCTAAATCCACGGTGATTTTACGGAGATTTCACGGCGGCGATTCGGAGGGTTCGGTGTGAGGGGCGGCGAGGCGTATCGTATTGTCTTTTTCTTTAGTTTTGCCGCGCAATTCCCTATGTGATACCCATTGTTACGACACGATCACTTGTTATCGGGGCGTACGAAGTTATGAACGTAGTGAATAACTGAGTAAAAGATCTTAAATCTTTAAAGTCTTAAAAAGATCTTTATTATACACACGACGACGAGAATGTCAATAGCCTAATTTGTATGGTTGCGCGGTACCTCGAATTGGTAATATTTATTTGCACTATATTACATGTTGTGCTGCGCGGCGGAAATACGGATCACTCTCCGCATTCTCCACGTACACATACTCAACTTGCGGAGGCTGATCGCGCATAGATTCTAGAGTATCGCGGACGGTTTCGTAGTCGGACTCCGCTTTACTCCGTTGGCGCTCTGCTTCCTCCCGCGCTTCTCTTTCCGCTTTGAGTGCGGCTTTAACTTCGCGCAGCTCACGGACGGTCATTTCGTCGACCGTTTTGGTCGTGCCGGATGACGGAATTGTGTGCGACGATGTGATGAATTCGTTTCGGTCAACATCGGATGGAAGTTGGATGATCTCGAATATTTTTCCGGGAGAAATATGGGACGACATCGTCCCCAACTCTTCGAATGCCTGAATGAGCCGATTGGCCGAACGCCTCGACATCTCGACCTCTTTCTCACACCACCGCTCCCAATCTCGATAGTCCAGAAGCCTGTACTTATCTGGCTCATCCCTAACTCCTTTTAATCGCCGTCCTATCTCGAATATCGCTTCGCCCGCCACGCGTTTGTAAGCGTTGATTTCGGCTGTTAGCGTAGGGAGGTCGGATGAGAGTTCGCGGAAGAAAAGTATGATGTACGAACATATGTTTTTTTGTTGCTGTAACCATTGGAAATGATATAATAGTTAAATCGTGGTAAGGTTTTAGGAGGGAGGTGTAACCCTCTATGACGACGGAAGCGATTATAACTTTAGTTTTCGTAGCAATGACTTTTGTTGTAAATCTGTTCAATGCATTTATCAATCTTATAAATATAAAGAAAAAGTAGTCGTATCCTTGGCCGGGGACGACTACTAATTGATGCACTGTTGTTTTTGTTTTAACGAATTTGAAACCTTACCACGATTAACTGACAGCCTGAAATGTTGTATTCTAGACTGATTGTCAATCATGATTTACACTTTATTTTATTTTACACCTGTGCGTCAAATGCTTCAAGTATTATATTTGTGTAATTGAAGTTTGTTGAAAGCTAACCCGCAGCGGATATCGTTTCCGTTCGCGGGCTTTTTGTCGTTTATGGGGGTAGGCTCAACTTTGGGCACACCCCCCCTGATACAAAGAATTCTTGTGTGAGGTGATTCGAACTCACTGCATAGCTTAGTTCACTCTTTAATTTTCAGGAGTCCCTACGTTGTAGTTAGTCACCTAACGATGGTGCGTCCGATTTTGGATTCATTAAGAGGTACGCGAAATGTGCGTATCCTTTTGAACGGTGACGTCGGGAAACGCGACCTCATCTGACTCCTCAAAGTTGGTGAGTGAGATTGACCACTCAAAGTTGAGCAGTGAAAAGGATGTATACAGTGTAAATACCCTTAAGAGACATCAGGAACTTTGCGGACACCTCCTTATACACATCCATAAAACGAACAACCAACGCAATCTTGCGCTCGTTAACAAGATGGGGCGGTGAATCACCTAGTCATCGACGCGGTTATCATACGGGAGCGTATCGCTGCAACCGTTTATCGCGGATTTCCGCATAGTCCATTTCGTTCGACGTCAAACGATTTCACCCGCTTGTATAATCCGTACCTCCCGCGCTATACTAAGAACAAACGTTCCGCTCTCGCGGATTCAAACGCACTATATCGGAGGTGCCTCCCCGCACATGATCGATATCACCGACGAAGACCGCGCGCTAGTCAAATCGCACATCATTCTCCCGCGCGTATTGACCGCATTCGAACGTGACGCCGCGCTGATTAATACAACGCTGAAAACTCCGGCACCTTATACGGATCTGATCGCCGAGGCTCAGCGTAAAATCACCGCAGACATTTACGAGATCCGCAAGCAGTTTCGGACGCGTGGTATCAAGGTCTACGAAGAGTTGACGGATAGTGACGGCGTTACAGCGCGCTATAAATGCCGCGGCTATGAATCGGAAATGAGGATAAGGTGGACGATGATGGCGGCGGATGCGAGCGTAGTTATGCGGAAGTATCTCGGGGTGAATGAGGGAACGGGGCCTTTAGTAACGGTGCCTCCGGTGTAGACAACGAAAAGACGCAGCTTCGATTGACTGCGTCCGGGGCCTTGCGCGTGTTGACGGTAAGCGTTATGATAATTACTGAATAGTGATCGCGGTAGCCTCCCGACCAAGAGTAGCTACCGCTTTTTTGCGTTCATAAAAGCTAAAATTGAAATGATAAAGGCAAGTAGGGTTAGAATTAATGACCCAAAGTTGAGCATAACCGTTAGCGATTCATATGTACTCATTTATATTCACCTCCTTTAACGCGCTTATAAACTGATTTCATGGAAGAATCCTTCGTGAATCTGTGCTCCATTCTCCTTTTAATCTTTTAAATTTATTGAAGCTTTTTTCCATAATCTCAAGTCCTATCTCTAAATTTGTTATTGCTTCAACTGCCTCCGGGGAGTAATGATTCATGTATAGAGACTGTGTTTCAACTAATTTAGCACGGATGCTTAAGTTTTGGATTTCAACTGCGGCTAACAAACCTGATAGGTTGCGTAATGAACCCTTGGCTCTATCATTAACAGACTCTTCCCACGCTTCATCATAATCGTACTCTTCAATTTGATCATCGCTTTTAGGAAATAACTCAACGTTATTAGACGACTTCTTCACTTTCATAACAGTATCCCTGTGCGATTCTAAATCCCACAACGCATTTTTAATTGTATGCTGATTCACTACATAGTCAGAGTCGACTAATAATGTCTCTACTTCACGCCATAGGTCTGACTGCTTTATACCCATTTCGAAATTACGTAGGATAGAAACAGCCACGTCTCTTATATAATCAGGTGTAGGTTTTTTCATTATTTACACTCCGTTTTAGAATATTTATTAGAAAGATTAAAAGATATCTAAAAAGAAATCTTTATTTTTGGATTATACATTCTTATTATTCCTAAGTCAAATGAACTCTACTTTTGTACTACAAACCTAGAATCTGGCACTGTAACCTTAAAATAATTGCAGGAAATTTGCACCAATTTGTCGAAGTACATACGTAACCCACAGCGAAAGGACTACGTCTATATGCGAACTAATCCGCGTTTTATGCGTCCTCTAACCTCCGATATCCAATTCTATACCGCGCAAATGGACCGCACGCCTATCGTTATATTTATCGGCGCGGAGCTCGTTGGCAGCGGAGTGATCGAGGACATTACGGAGATGAGTGTTGCGGTTAAGGGCGAGAGGTATATACGCGGCGTCTGTACGTTCAAATATGCGGGATAATTTAGGAGGGACTATGTATGTCAGAAGAGAGTGGTAGCGGAGGTAAGAAAAGTTTAATTGATATCTCAATCCTATCACCTGAAGTGCAAAGTGAGGTTTACAAAGATTTGGTTAAGACTTCTACTCAGAATTTAGGAAGCGTATTCGGAGCCTTGACGGGAATCTTGAAGTCTGTTACATATCGAGTTCAATATTGGAATGAAAAACAACGTTTAATGTATGAAAATAATATTAAAAAGCTTGAAGAAGGTCTTTCGAAAATTGAGGACGAAAAGAGGATTGAAATTCCTTTAGAACTAGCTGTATCGATTATTGAAAAATTATCCTACACCAGCAACCCAAATATTAGCGAGATGTATTTAAATCTCCTTTTGAAAGGGGCCTCACAGGATACTGTGACTCTCGCGCATCCTAGTTTCGTTAATAGTGTAGGGTGTTTGTCATACGATGAGGCTGTGTTGCTGAAAGTAATATATGAAAAAAGCATGAAAGTTGTCCCGGCTGTTGATTTTTTAGTATACTCCACGAATGGAGATAACACAAAATCGGTTGTTTCTGAGGATAGCTATACAGCATTTCCGATAATTACCAAACTGGATTACCCTGATAACGAAACTTTATATATCCATAATCTTGTGGGTCTCGGTATATTCAATAAAATGGAAGAACGTGTTGACCAACTCCATGTAAAACTTTATGACATATTGGAAGACTATCTGAAAGAAGAACAGCAGGAGTTCTTTGAGAGTGTAAGAAAAGAACAAAATTTAGATGATTCCTACGAAGTTAGATTCGTTAGGCACATGTATATATTAACAGACTATGGTAGGAAGTTTTTGGCTGCTTGTAATGAAACAATTTAGTTGTGCTCAATAGATTAGTTCTCATTGATTACAGAATGAACCGCAGCCCGTCCGTTGGGTTAGCGGTTCTTCCGCGTTCTCTCCGTCAAATTTCCGTACATTTAGCGCGCCTGGCCCGTCCGGGTACGCTCCCCCTCATCGAAGCCTTAACGCGCTGATTCCACGGTAAAACCACGCAAAAAAGAGCCGTATGGTTAACGGCCCGGTGTGTCTCAATATTTATTATTCCATAATTTTGAATCCGCGTGTATACTGGAAAGTGGACAAGAGCGAGATTTGTGTTATGTAAGGCATTAATCAAAGGAACATCTACCTTCAATCTTGAAGGGAGGTGTTATATATTTCAACATACGAAGCACTTACGCTAATGATAGCGTTTGCTGTACTCATAGTTATGATTATGAAGGGCAGGTAACCGCCTCTCTCCAAAGACTGCGGTTACCTAAAAACAATTGTTGTTTTACTCGCTCTTGTCCTCTGTAAATTTGTAAAATATAATTTACTAATCCAAGTGGCAATTCAATTTTACTTCTTAAGAATTAATGTTGCAACATTATTTTTATTCTTAAGAATAAATTTTATAACGAAAAGGACCGCTATCTCGATTGAGGTTTCGGTCCTTTTTTGCGTTTAATCAGTATTTTCTTCGGCAATCGGTATGTATTCGATTAACGCCTCTATGCCATATTGACGGGTACTCCCGCTTTCCTTGGCGATGCGGTTGATTGCGTTCAATATTTCTACCATTGTCTCAAGTTTAATAGTACGCGTATCTCCACTCGCAAGATCCAGTATCGTGGCCGGACGTGTTTTTGACTCCACAGCTATTTTATTCCGCTTAACATCGAGCTCATCTAGAACCTTATTTAAATTAAATTTGATTTGATTTACAGACACCTGATACGCCTCCTCGGAGTAGTCACAACACAATTATAATAGAACATCCTCCGCGCGTAAAACTTTTTTCGGATAAACGCTTGACGTACTACTCCCCGAGTAGTATTATTGCATCAGATAGTATTACTTACGGAGTAATACGAACGAAGTAAACAAGGGTTTCAACTTTCTCGCAACAATGTATCCGAACGAATCACCACTCACGCAAGGAGGTACGCAATTATGCCGATCACTATCGTAACCAAAGGCGTAGACGTCGACGGACCGTGGCGGATTGAATACGCTGGAACGCTTATAGATGAACATCACGCGATTTACGTTGACACTGAGTTTAGTCTCGCAGTTATGGAATGCGTAAACTTTGACGGAACCGAGTACGTTACAACTTACGGCGAGCCCGCAATCTTTGACCTGACGATAGAGGACCTGAATTTCGTTGATAACATCCTCAATATGAGCGCGATCGAACTACTATCTAAATTTATCCGAAAAGGAGATACACAAGATGCAACTAACCGTTAATAATACTCAGACTACGTCTAACAACATTAAAACAAGAAAGTATGGCCGTCGGTTCATTCAACTTCTGCGTGCTCTTTACGCAATCCTGATCATCACGAAGGAGATCGTAGCATGAGCTGCGCGCCAGACCGTTTCGAACTAGCGTCCGTTGCTATCGGGCCATTTGACAGTGATGACGTATTTTATGAATACGAAGGATGCGCACTGAACGAACGTTACCTGTTCTTCATCGATGCAGGCGCGCTATGGGTTCGCTCAGTTCACCAAGATCCGGAGCAGCCGCGCCAGTACATAGACGGAGAAAGCGGAGGCATGGCGATCGGCCTTGACGTTAGCGGAGACATAATGGGTATCACGGCCCAACTCGTAACTAGACTACGCGGCATGGATGCGCTCGATTTTCTGACGCAAATACTACTGTTCACGCCTGGCCGCGGTGATTTCAACCTGCAGCTTGATGGACTCATCTCGGATCGGAGGGAGCCACGTGGATAAAATATTCATCCTACACGTTTGGGAAGAGAAGGCGGAGAGCCACGAAATAACTCCGGCCTGGCTCGTAAACAGTAACACCGCGATCTATCTCTCGCACTGCACCGTATTCCTTGTCCGCGTCATCCCGATCCGTCTCGGCCACCTAACGCGTTATTACGTCGAGGATACGGCTACTTGCGGCATTCACCTTGCGCAGAACGTCGATGGCGATCCGGAATTAATCGCAGCGCGGATTATAGGAAGGCTCCGGAGTCGGACCGCGCTTGATTGGCTGGCGGATGATGTACTCGGGGGAATGACGGGATTGTTCGAATTTCAAGTATAGCCGCCTGATGAGCGCCTGTTTTAGCGGAGCAGGACGAAACCAACGGGCCCCGGTCCGGCGGTCGCGGAACTTCCGCATGTATCATGTAACAACGTACTGTAACGATATGTATTTGCTTTCTACTTAATAGTCGCGCGGACTAAAAACGCCGAGGGGGCATCCATGGAAAAAACGACAGTAATTGAAATTGGTTATGTACGCGATCATCGCACCGGTAACTTTATTGTTACGCTCATTGACGAATCATTCCATCCTAACAGTAACCGCCGTCGCCAACAGATCGTTGTGTTATCTGGCGCATTCTTCCGCATCCTAACCAAAATAGACCGCCGATCCATCGCGAACACAGTTTATGTCACGTTGGAACAAGCGGCCGACCTCGGATTCATTGTATCGAAAATTCCCTTAACCGTTGAAGCAATCGCCTAATTCTCTTATTTATCCGTACCGTCAGCGCTAACTGGCGGATCGCTATGCGGATAGTCTGAACTTTCTGACGCCAATCGGAAGGATCGCCATTCAGACGTTTAACACTGATTTACTTTCGCCGGTTCGCGCCAACGTTCCGGCTTTCCTTTGAACATTCCGCGTCACGGGGCGGCAACCTCGTTCAGGCAGGCGCGTTCACATATATCGAGTGTAAACGGAGGGAGCGGCGATTGGCTATCGCATGGCGCGCTCTTTTCCGTTGTTATACCAAGTAATACGCAAGTTGATGGACTAGGTTTCGTAATTTCCAACTAATTATCCTGATCTTTTTGAGGTACGAATAAGAGAAAGAAGTTATGTAATGCTTCGAGCGAGGCAGCAATAACTGCGTAAACTAATAAATTACTATTGATGACGTCACTAACTTTGTTGCGCCCCGAGAGTACAAACTGAAAGAAAGCATAAAAAGCTATCATAAAATAGATTGATCCTTTTGCAAATATGAATAGCTTGTCCACAATATTTCTAATCAGAATCTTCCTCCTTACATCTAGAAGTAGTAGGTTGAATGAAAAGAGAGGATAAAAACAAAAAAAAAATAGACAAACCTCTTGCATAGCTGAAAAAGTGTGCTATACTGAGATTTAGACTATGATTTTTACCTTAAAATATATCCATCATATCACCTTGCAATAATATTATATCGCGTATCTATCTGAAAGTCAACCCTTAACTTGAAAATTGGCAATATCCAATAACATCGGCCATCGCGCCGTTAACATATAGCACTACGTCAACACCAAACTAAACGAATGGGAGAGATGTACATGTTAGCAAATCAGCAACTAGTATTCATCGATAACGGCCGGGTATTGACGGATAGTCTGACGGTGGCGGACGTGTTCGGAAAAGGTCATGCTAAAGTGCTAAGGGATATTCGAGAGCTTGATTGTAGTGCAGAATTTAACGAATCCAATTTTGGACTCGTTGATTATATCGACACTAAGGGTGAAAAGAGGCCGAAATACATCCTCACACAAGACGGGTTTACCTTTCTGGCGATGGGATACACGGGTAAGGAAGCTGCGCGATTTAAAGAAGCATACATCACACAGTTCAACCACATGCGTCAGCAACTCCGCCAACTCTCCGCGCCTTCCTACGCGATCGACGATCCTATTGCGCGGGCCAAACGTTGGATTCAGGAGCGCGAAGAAACGGAGCGAATCGAGGCGGAGCGGTCGCTGCTTGCGGAAAAGGTAACCGAGCAAGGGGAGCAATTAACCATAATGCAGCCTAAAGCAGACAAGTATGATGCATTTCTTGACTCGGACGGTTACGCTTCCTACTCAACAGTTGGGAAGCAGTTTTTAGGCGGAATGTCTGCCGTAGGATTGCGCAGATGGCTCCAGGATAATGATATTTTATCTAAAAAGAAAGTAGACGATGTCTTTTTACCGCGAAAAGGATACGAAAGCTACTTTAAGGTGTATCCTGCATTCCAAAACGAGAGTGTTTCAAGATTAGGAGTGAAGGTGACACCCTTGGGGATTGACGCCTTGATCGAGTTTTTCTACGGAGGGGTCAAGCCAGAACGTAAATCCCCACTCAAACCACAAGCGCAGGTGGTTTCGTTATTTCCAACGGTAGCTCAGACGCCACGGAAAATTCCAAAACTCATATTAAACCCTAAAGCCCAATAATCCATATAACGGCCGTACTTTTATCGTGCGGCCTCGTTTTTCCTACTATAAAGGAGGCGCAATATGAATCTAAAAGACGGAATCACAGCGTATCAGCAAAACGGAGACTTTTCGATCGTCACCCGCATTATGAAGGACGCGGTTGAAACGGACTTCCTCGGCAATCCAACGCGGCGTTATAGATTCGTAGAGGGAAACGATATCTCCATAGATCTCGCGCATCCTCACCAATATATAGCGTACCGAATACGTGCGATCCGTGAAAAGGCGGTTAAGCACGCTTGGTATGTTCGTGAACCTATCCGCTGGGCATATGACGAGCTCAACCGGCAGCTTTCGATTTTACACATAGATATGGGCGTTAGAATACCATTCGAACCGGTAGACTGGGAGAAACACATCTACAAATACAACATTAATCCGGAGTTACTGGAATGGTTACGCTTGTCGGAAGATGAGATCACGCGGTCATACCACGAACTCGGAACGGTTGCGAATTACCGTCTGTATCGCGGTGTATTGTCGCTGATTGAGCCGACAGAAGAGGCCGCTCGCCGCGAAGAGTCGCAGATCAGATCCGAAGTGATGATTGATATGGAGGCGGCGCTATACCATGTTCTCCAATACGTAGATGTCACGCGTTCTGATCGGGAAATTGTTAAATACGTCAATCAATCGCTGATGACACGCTACTATGACGCGCAGGCCAAGAGGAATGGATTGCGTAGACTTCGGAAAGGAGGCGTAGATCGGACGGTACAACCGAATTTTATGACTCCGCTCGGAACAGTTCTAGGCGCAGAGATTGCGGAAGAGACCGTATGGCAGCGGATAGGTGGTCGCCAGGCTGACTTCCTGCGTAAATTGGTCGAAGCTGCCGAAAAGGATATGGTAGCGGGTGAGATGGAAAAGTACGGACTGACGAAAGATAGTTGTTATGTTATGACCGGGGAGAGGGCAAAAGAGATTAGTGGACTATCTTACGATGCTGCGAGAAGGAGACTAACGCGGATTAGAAAAAAAGTTTACACCCGGAGTCCATTAAGCGTCGCACATTGACGGTATATTTAGAACTTATATAGGGTAAGTAAACGGAATATCCCATTTTTATTTTACATCATAATTTCACTCAAGTAAAGCTAATGCCGCGCTATCACAGGCGGTATACCCTCTGGGTAAATATTTCCCCTAACAAAAACACGATAAAACACCTTACTTTACGGGCAATAAGGGGAGAGTACTTTTCCACCACGCTAAGGCTACGAACGATGCGGGTATACTCCGCACGCCCTTACGTTAATCCAACGTTAAGGAGATGGCACTTATGGCCGATATTAGACGATTGTGGATGCACATTGAGTTTTACGTTAAGAAACGCGTAGATTTCAAAACGCTGGACGGATTGAGTCCGGAGAGCTACGAAAAGTTTCTCACAAAAGCCGCGATCGAGATATCGCGCGAAACGTTCCCCGCTAAAGTTTTCGGTATTTCACGTGACGAACTACGCGAGATGGTTCGCGATGTTATCGTGGATATTAGAGCGGAAAAGCGAGTTCGCCCCGCGGCAGATAAAGTTTATTCGTATATTAATAGCATCGGAGAGACGATCATAGTATACGCGAAGACTAAGAAGGAAGCCGGCGAGCTTATGGCGCTAGCATCGTACGTTAATCCCCTCTACTGGGGTCAAAAGAAGACGATCAAACGTATAATGCAGGTCTCCGAAAGCGGTCAGGCCGAGCTAGACAACGGAGAATATCGCCAGATCCCGCACAGCGGACAATTCATAAATCTGTACGGTCACGGAGGTGCGGCATGAGCGAGATCGTCAAGCCCCTTCCGAACGACAAACGCGAGCTACTCGACAGTTCTACGGGCTACGAGACGTACAACCGTGAGTTGGTGCGCAAGGTATTCCCGCGCATCATAAACGAGGCATACGACGTAGTTTTTGCGGACAGCCGGCGTAAGCCAGAGATTCGCGACATCGTTGCGTTTTACTTCCTCCTGCAGTCGTATATTGACGGTAACCATACGCGAGCTGACGGAACCTACAACGACAGATTCGGCGCATGTTTCTTGTCGTACGAAGCGATAATGGGCGCGCTTAGGATCGAACGTAACCGGGTTAAGCTGCTTGCGGATATACTGGACACAAACGGGATTATCCGGAGCGCGAGTCATTACGAAGGTACGCGCCGATTTAAGTGGTACTTTCCGTCATACTGTCCGCGCATCACGGACGATGGCTATATCGTAGACGAGGACGGCGTCGTGATAATGCCGGACCACTCCGTATACAAGCCGCGTCGGACAACCGCTAAAGTTGCTTAGTAGGCGCTAGACATACTACCGGTGATATGCGCTAGACATACGATCCATAGTATGCGCTAGGCAGACGGTAAAGATAGAAAGATGTAAAAGAGAAAGATGTAAGAGAGAAACAAAACATTACCGCTCAGTTGATTTTGCTATCGCAAACTAAACTTCGCGGGACGAATAGAACTATATACCTTTATCCGCGTTATCAATTAAATAAGATACAAAGTACTGACAAGCAGCTGCGATCATCGAAAGATGTGAGCGCGAGGGCGAAAGCCTGAGCTTGTCTTTTTTGTTTGTGCTAATACATGAAGATAACTCGAAGAAGAGGCCCATGTAGGCAATATCAAAAGAATAGCGCGGTATCTCTTACGCCTTGCCTGAGCGTAGGAGACACGTTCTATTCACGTAAAGGAGACGGTATGAATGGCGCTTAAACGCCTAGAGACGCATCACCTTATCACGTTGAGTTATCTCGCGCAACCTAAACGCGCAGGTCTTACGATGGAGCAGATCGCAACAGAAGCCGGAGTTAGTCGCCAGGCGCTGTATGACTGGATGAAAGATCCGCTGTTCGAACGTGAGCTAAAGAAACAGATCACACGTAATGTACTCGATCGGATACCGGCAGTGACTGACGCAATGGCGCAAGCAGCTATCGAAGACAGGAACGCAGCCGCCGCGAAGTTGCTACTTACTATGACGGAGATGCTTACGGAGAAGATCGACGTTACCAAGACGGATGCAACTACGCTTGACCGCGAAGAGCTGGACCGTAAGCTTGCGGAGTACCAAGCAAGACGCGGAATGTAAAGCGGATAGATGGCGTGTGTTTGGCGCGTCATTATATGAAGGAACGCGATGGAGTGCGTATGTACTGCGGTTGACAAGACGTCAATTACATCTACTGCGACCTCCTGGCGCGTGACCCTTCGGAAATTTTCGTTTCGCCTTCGTAATTCACCACGTCACCGTAACGAAGGTTATTCACTCCTCGGTGAATGACGCTGTATAACCGCCGCATAAGTACCGACAGACCATACGGGAAATGACCGCATAACCTTCCAGCTACTAACGGGCATAATCCGTATAACGGCGCGGGTTGTACGCGTTATTAACTGGAAATGTATATGCGATGTATAAGGCGCGTTTATGCAGCGTAAATAAACGCAGGCGGGGCGCGGGTTTGCGGAGCGGACTATTGCACCGTATACGGGATTTTGTGCACATGTCCGTGCATATCCGTGATTAAACGGGATCGTTACGATTATGCATTGCGGATGAATAAACGGAGTGGTTGCGATGAGGGGCTGAGAATGAGAGGGCGGCCCACCCCCTCGACCCCTAGCGACCGCCTCAACTGGTGCCGGAAATATCCGCGAACAAAAATTAACTTTGGACTTTGCGCAAGCAGGCTATCGGAATGTTCCCGTAGTTTTACCGTGGTTTTAGCGTGTATTTAGCGCTTCTACCCAAGGCCGAGTGTATTCGGTAGGGTAACTGCAACAACAGCGTTATTTCACGCTGAAAATCAGCGAAGAGGAGGCGGAGTCATGGCGTGGGTAAACGATCGGTGGGTCGGTAGAGATGAGCGCGAACAGCTTATTGATAGATTAGACGCGTTAATTCACGCGATGACTGCGGAAGGTGTTCCGGAGTTACTTACGAGTGAGGAAGAAGCGGAACTGGCGCATTATCTCGACGAATCTAAGCGATTGTCGCGAATTCATAGAGCGGAAGCCGACCTCCTATACTTCGCGCTCGAATACTTTTCGGAGGTACATAATCCAGGCAACGCAGGTAACTGGGATGGATTTGACGTCGAAACTGTTGAAGAATCACCGTTGTTCCACCGTGAAATCTGCGAGACAATGGACGATGTATCTATGCGAGAGATAAATGCAAAGGTAGTGCGTGCGGCGCCTCGTTCTCACGCAAAATCGTCGTACTTATCAAAGGCGTTCCCTCTACGAGAGATCGCGTATAGACATCGTAAATACATCATCAATATATCGGAAACGCCTGCGGTATCTACCGGTAACCTTGAGTGGATTGCGAATCAGCTCAAAAGTAACGCGAAACTACGCGCAGACTTCGGGCCGTTGCTGAATCCCAAACAGCAAATGAACCCGAAAGATAACTCTTCGGAATTTGTTGCATGGGAGCCTACCGCAGATGGGGGACAGCGTCAGTTAACGAAGATGGAGGCCGCTTCCAGTAACCAGGCATTGCGTGGCCGTAACTGGGAAGGTGTCCGACCGGACCTAATTATCTGCGATGACTTGGAAGACATACGGTCTAACGCGGCCACGCCGGAACTACGGCAGAAGATGCGCGACTGGTTCTCTCAAACGGTGGTACCGCTAGGAGATCCGAAAGGCAAGCGTACTGCTTTCGTATATATGGGAACGGTTGTACACGCGGAGTCGCTGTTACGAACGGTTATGAAACGGTCTGACTTTAACTCGAAGCTATACAAGGCGCTGATTGAAGACCCGGAACATACAGAACTATGGGAAAAATGTCGCGCAATATATCTGAATCCTGACGTTGAGGACCGTGTTAAGGCTGCGCGAGCTTTCTACGAAGCAAACCGGGAAGAAATGGACCGAGGAGCGGTTGTACTTTGGCCGGAAGTTCAGCCATTATGGGCACTGATGACGTGGAAATGGGCTAACGGATCAAAAGCGTTTAATACGGAATATCAGAATACGCCGATAGACGAGGAATCAATGGTATTTAACCCGGAGTTATTCCGATATTACGATGAATCAGACCTTATTGATTCATTTGGACGCGAGCTTCCGCTTGATTATTACGCTTTCTGGGATATTGCGCAGGGAAAAAGTTCGCGTTCCGACTATAACGCGATCGTTACGGTCGGAATAGACCGGAACACTCGTGTAATGTACGTAATTGAGGCATGGGCTAGGAAATGCGCAGCTCACATAGCGTTGGAGCAGGCGGTAGAGATCATTAAGCGTTACGGGCATAAGACATTTGCGGTAGAGACAGTCGGTGCACAGCACGATATGTATCGGCAATTGAGCGAGAGATTACGCAAAGAACGCATCGGAAGTGTGCGCCTCAAGGCGGTTGTGTCTCGCACAAAGAAAGAAATACGCATTGAATCGTTGGAACCGCTTATCGAGAGCGGCTATTTGCGTTTTAACAGATCGCATAGGCTGTTGATCGAGCAGATGGAGCAGTTTCCTTCGGGAACTCACGATGATTTACCGGATTCTCTTGCCGGCGCGGTTGAGGCTGCAGGAGGTGGCTTAGGAAGACGTGGTAGATCATGGAGTAAAAAACCAAAAGGACTATAAAGGGGGCGTCGCATTGTTTGAGGTCGGTAAGATGTACCCACCAAGAGAGCACAAGGACCGGATAGACCGATACCGGGAAAACGCTGAGCTTGTCAGGTGTAACGCTGATTTGATTAATAGGCTAAGCGAAGAAATAGAAGTTGAGCCGAAACGTTATATCTACGCTAACTACGCGGGGCTGATATGCAAGAAAGCTGCCGACTTGCTATTCGGGGATTCTCCGATCTATAGCGCGGGAGAAGAAGCCTCAGCAGAGCAAACCGCGCTGGACCGGATAGTCAAAGACAATACGCTTAATACGACAAACTATGAGATGGCTCACGGAAATGCTTACCGCGGGGACTCGTTTTATAAGGTTAAATGGGCGCAAGAATATCGCGGCATCTTACCGGAATCACAAGACCCGTATCGCGCCGTCATTGAATCACAGAATGCAGCGTACGTCTTTCCGGAAACAGTGCCCGGCAACGCTAAAAAAGTCGCGGCTTACCACATAGCCGTCCCGATTGCTTTTCCCGAAGAAGGACGAACTCGATGGGAGCTACACGTTGAAACGCATGTTCCAGGAGAGATTACGTTTTCCAAGTTCGGAATGAACGCTCTGACTACGCGAAATGATGAAGTTACTTCGTGGACTATTACTGAGGAGTTGGGAGGCGATGAGGCTCCGCTGAAAACCGGGGTTCCCGCACCTCTTATCGTACACGTTCCTAATTTCTCTTTCGATGATTCCTGGTGCGGATTGGATGATATAAGCGAGCATAGGGCTTTGTTCCGTGAGATCAATAATCGATTGACTCAAATTGCATCGATCCTAGATAAACATGCTGACCCCATATTGACGGTTCCGTCAGGTGTTTTGGAGGACGGCCCGGACGGTGTACCTCAACAAAGAGCTGCATACGCTAAAGTCTTTGAAGTCGTAGACTCTGGCTCAGTCGTTCCTCAATATGTTACTTGGGACGGTCAGCTTGAGTCAGCTTTTAAGGAACTCGACAAGCTCATAGATACACTCCTGACCACGTCAGAGCTACCTCCTATTGCATTGGGGAAAGAAAACGCAGGGACTAGCGGAGCAACAGGGCTCGCCGTCAAATATCGTATGAATCCTTTGCTTTCTAAGATAGCGCGTAAACGCCAGTACTTTGATAAGGCGCTCACAGAGGCACTTTTTATCGCCCAACTACTTGAGCAATCGCAATCGAACGAAACTCTCGACTACACGCCGACAAAACCACACATCATCTTCTCCGATGGACTGCCGACGGATGATCGCGAGCAGGCGGAGATAGCGCAAATACGTACGGGCGGTAAGTCTACAATGTCCGTAAGAGACGCTATTAAGCGCTTGGATGGAGTAAACGATGAACAGGCCGAGCAGGCGCTTAGACGCATTGACGAAGACGAAACGCGAGTCGGTGGCATAGCGGATTCAGCGTCAGCGGACGCGGTGTTTAACAATGGATGAGCGGCCGGTATCGAAAATAGTTAATGCGTTTAAGCGTGCGAAATCCGCAGTGAGTGCGGCAGTCGGACGCTTATTTACGTTGGGCTTTTCCCTTAAGAATGGCGATGCGGCTGCGAAAGAGTCCGCGAAGATACTCAGCGAACTTAACGAAGAATCGCGGAAGCACGTTGACGAGGCGCTGACTCAGGCGGCCAAAGACGGAACGCGCCAGGTGCTTATTTCGCTCGGACTAGGAAGCGTGGTGTCTGATGTAAAGCTCACGCGTGTTAACCTCGCTATGTTAAACGCGGCTAAGGCGGACACGTACGCGGACCTGCTCGCAGTTACGCAGAACATGGACCGTAGAACGCGTATGAGTGTCCGCCAAGCAATTGCAGAGGCTATGCGCGCCAATCTCGGCCAAGGCGTTAACAGCTCGCGGACAATAAGTGCCGACGCGCTTAGTCGTCTACGAAACACGCTCGGCCAGGCGGCTGATACCGGCATTATCGACGCTGCAGGACGGCGTTGGAAACCGGAGGTCTACGTTGAGACGGTCGTACTCACGAAGATGTCCGAGACACAACGCGAAGCAACGATTAATGAGGCGCTTGGCCGTGACGTTTATTACGCGCAGATATCGAGTCATGGCGCAAAAGATGCGTGCCGGAACTGGGAAGGCCGCATCGTTAAGTTAACACCGGATGCTCCCGGAGATTATCCGTATGTAGGCGATTTGCCGCGCAGGGAGATATTCCACCCGCGCTGTAAGCACGTACTGACTCCGGTAAGAAACCCTTAAACGATCTGTCCGAACGTACACGACACTAAACTGCTACGGACACTATGCGCTACGCGGCGCTAAAACGCTGGAGGAAACGACCATGAAAACCGAACAAATTCGCACTAAATTTCCGATGAATCTGCAGCTCTTTGCGGAAGGAGATCCGGAACCGACACCGCAAGAACCTGAGAAGACATTTACGCAGTCTGAACTAGACGTCATTGTTCGCGAAAGGCTCATGCGAGACCGTAAAGGACGCGAGGATTATGAGGAAATCAAGGCTAAGTTAGCGGAGATGGAAGGTAAACAGCCGGAGTACGCGGCAGAAAAAGAAGCCGCTGAGAAACGCGTACAGGAAGCCGAGGACGCTCGAAACAACGCGTTAAAAACAGCGAATGAGCGCTTAGTTAAAGCCGAGTTTAAAGCTCTGGCTGTAACCGGCGAGCAAAAAATTCGACCGGATGCGGTCGAAGATGCGTTTAAGCTGGCGGATATTTCCGGAGTTACGATCGATGACTCTGGCAGTGTTACGGGTATGGCTGACGTCATTAGCGCGCTGATCTCTTCAAAGCCGTATCTAGCGGAACCAAGCGCAGGATCACGTCAAATTGGCGGAGAGACCAACGGAGGCACCCGTAAGATTGATTCTTCCGGTATGAATCCGCGCGAGATGATGGCTCTTGGCTATTCGAATACGAGTAACAAATAAGAACCTTACCGGTTCTTTTTTTATTATCAATAAATAATAGGGGGATTTTTAATTATGGCATTGACACTTATGGAATCCGCAAAACTTTCTCAGGATACTCTCCAACAAGGCGTAATCGCAACATTTGTACAGAACGCTCCAGTGCTTCAATACTTGCCATTCATGGATATTCAAGGTAACGCTTATGCGTATAACCGTGAAGCTTCCTTGCCTGGTGTAGCTTTCCGTGGAGTCAATGAAGGTTACGTGGAATCTACTGGCGCGGTTAACCAACTGACAGAGTCGCTGTCAATTATGGGTGGAGACGCTGACGTCGATAAGTTTATCCAACGAACACGATCCAACATTAACGATCAACGTGCAATCCAAACTGCATTGAAAACAAAAGCAGCAGCTTTCAAATTCCAAGACACGTTCTTCAACGGCGATGTCGCTACTGATTCCAAGTCTTTCGACGGTTTGAAGAAGCGTCTTACCGGCTCTCAAGTTATCAATGCAGCTACAAACGGGCTAAACATCGGTGACGAGGGTAATTATGACCTGTTCATCGAGGCACTTGAAACATTGCTGTATCAGACGCGAGGACGTGCGGATGCATTGTACATGGATTCGAGAACGAAGATCCGCTTGAGCACGATTGCAAGGAAACTCGGGTTCCATGAAAACAGTGTTGACGCATTCGGTAAACCAGTAATTGCGTTCAATGGAGTACCTATCTTCGACGCAGGAGATAATGCTGTTGGGGGTAAAGTAATCGGCCATAACGAAACTACCGGTACAGCTACGAACACAACCTCTATCTACGCGGTAAAATTCGGAGCAGATGAGTATACTTCCGGACTGACTAACGGTGGCGTTCAAGTAACGGATTTGGGCGAGGTACACGATAAGCCAGTCTTGCGTACGCGTATCGAATTTTACACTGGTATGGCGCTGTTCGACGGCAAATCGGCTGCTCGCTTGTCCGGTATCATCGTCTAATAATCGGGAGGTGCGCAGATGTTCGTAATCAAAACGCCGAATCCGAATTATGACGGAGTTACGTGCGGCGTAAAATTCGAAAATGGCACGGCCGTAGTTGAGGACGAAAACCTGCGCAGGGTTCTCGTTTACGACTACGGCTATTTGTCGGAAGCAAAACCGGAGGAAAAGCCACCGCAAGAAGAGGCCGCGCTTAAAGCGCCCAGACCTCGGAAAGGCGCTGCTAAGACCTCCGCAAAATAAACGGAGGTGTGGCGAATGAACTACGTAATACCTGACGCAGATGCGTATATCAACGCGAACTGTATTGATATCGAGGATTGGACGGCCAGCGATACCGCGAAAAAAACACGAATGTTAAATGTCGCAGGATCAACGCTGACTCGCGCCTATTCGAAATACACGATACCTAACGCGGCTGTGTACGAATTTGCGAATGTGCTTGCGATTATGTACAACGATATGCTCCGGATGCAGCAGCAGGGCGTATCCACGTTCGGACTGACCGGAGTATTTAACGTTAACTTTAAGGACGGCACAACGTCGATGCCATACGACGACATGCGTAAGAAGATTCCGCAAGTTGCGCTTGATCTAATCGGCGAAGAGAACGGCGTTAGGCTTTCTAAACAAAGATTTGGGAGGCTGATTGTCTAATGCCGTTAGTAGCGATGAATCAAACGATTACAGTTACGAAGGCTGGCGCAAGTGATGGTTGGGGCGGCAAGGAGGACGACGTCGTTGTCGAATACGATGCGCGCGTTACCGAAGAGACGAAGACCGTCGTTAACAATTACGGAGAGGAGGCCGTCTCAGGCATGACGATATTGCTCGATAAGCTGCCGGATATAACGTACGACGACACGATAACGTATACGAACGAATTGGGTGTTACGATCGCGCGTAAGCCGGTTGCAATCAAGCCACGTCGCATGTATAGCGGTCGCGCCGTATTAACGGAGGTGAACGTCTGATGACGATTAATCGGATTAACTTCGATATCGGGCGTGGTGGCGGATTCATACGTCGTTTGGTGAGCCGCTTCTCCCGCCGATACGAGGAGCGCTTAACTACCGCGATCGAAGACGGCGCAATGACCGGAACACACGACGTTATGGACGATTGGAAACGCCAGGCCACAGACTTAGCTCCGCTCGGTAAGACGGGTGATCTGAGACGCGGCATTGAAACGGACGTCACCCATAACGGTAAAACGTGGACCGGTGAGATTACGTCAACGGCGGTAACTATGCGTGGTGGTCGACGTTTTGACTATGCGACTTACCTACACGATACGTACCCGGAAAAGTACGGCGACTCGTTTAAGAATCCGACGACAGACGGAACAATTCCGCGCTATCTTGCGGTACCTGCGGAGGAGAATGAGGCGGAGTGGGCGCGTATATTCGAAGGCGAAATTAAGGCCGCGATCAAACGGGGGCGGTTATAATGGCCGCAATAATAGACGAAATACTCGGCATCGAAGCGTTTATAAAATCCGTCGTACCTGGCGCAGCAGTCGAAAAGCAAACGGCCCCGCTGCAACCTACGCCGGGCCTTTTTGTCGTGCGCTTTTTAACGGAGTCTCGTACGGATGAGACGGCGTATCACTACCGGATCGAGCGCGATTATCAAGTGATCTATTACAGCGCGAATCCTCAAGCGGCCTTTCCCGTTATGGACGCGCTCAGTAACGCCATATACGACGTGCAGCGGATTGTTGCGACAGGATCTCGTCTGAACGCGCTGAACTATTCGCAGCCCATGCGGACAGATACCGATAAGGCGTCGACCACTAACGCGGGCTACGCAACACTCGGCATACTCCGGATTACTTCGCGACAGTCACGTACGCAGCAATCGTATCCGCTTATTCAAAACGTTAATTCACGATTTAACTAGGGCGTCCATCCGGGCGCTCCTTTCAATTTAAAGGAGGTCATTGCATGGCAACTTGGGACCCATCAAATTTACCGACACGTCCCGGTATTTACATGCGCTTTATCCGCGCAGCAGCCGCACAGATTAGCGGAGGCACGCTCGGCACAGTCGCAATTCCGCTTCTGACATACGCCGGCACAGCGGTTGAGAAATCGTTCTATACGGTCGAATCCGAAGCCGCAGCGGTTGAGCTGTTCGGTAGCGCGAATATTCAATCCGTTTTACTCGCGTTGGCTGGCGGAGCTAAGGACGTTCTCGTCTACACGATGCCAGATACGGCCGTTGCGGACGACTACGTTGATATGCGCGAAGCTCTCGATGCGCGTCCGTTTAACGTGTTCGTGTTCGACGGAGAGTTCGACTCCGTACAACAAGCCGCGACTAAAACGTGGGTAACGCGCAATCGTGACGAAGGTAAACACTTCATCGTGGTTATCGGCGGAGACGCGGCTTCTGACGCAGATCCAGCGCTCGGTAACGCACGCTCGACGCTTAACGAAGACGACTACATCGTCAACGTAATCAGCGGCGGTATTGTAGGCGGAGTTACGTACACTTCGGCCGAATACGCGCCATTCATTGCGGGCGATATCGCGGGGACTCCGATTAGTCAGTCGATTACCTACGATCAATTGACGCTGGAAGACGTGACGAAGCGCTTGACCAATTCACAGACAGTCGCAGCGCTGGCGGCCGGATCGCTGTTATTTACGAATGATGGCGCGAAGGTGAAGATCGAGCAGGGACTCGTCACTAGCGGCCTCAAGATCAAGTCGATCCGTACGCAGCAAGCGATCACGAACGATATCTCGCGCACAGCTACCGACAGTTATATTGGCAAGCTTCCGAATAACGCGGACGGCCAAGCTACGTTGATTGTCGCGGTTAAGGCGTACCTGGAATCGTTAGGCGCGGCGGTACTTACGAACCCCATCGTAATGCTAGATCCACAACGTCCAAGCGTAGGAGACTCCGTTTTCCTTGCGGTTAGCTATACGGAAACCGACACAATGGAGCGCATCTTTATTACGGTAAATATTTAATCGAGGCGGTGAGAGAATGACTTTGGATGCAAAACGCGTTATTAGCGGTAACTACGGTCAGTTGTTCGACCAAGACGGCGAATGGTTGTCTAACGTTACCAGCGTTGAAGCGAATATCGAAATCGGCATGGAAGAAATCAAGCTGGCCGGCACGCGCTGGCTCGGCAACAAGACCACTACGCTAAAAGGTAGTGGATCGATTAACGGTTACCTCGTTACTTCCGAGTGGATCGAAAAGATGGCGCAAGTCACTGACGATGTCAGCTCGCCGTACGTTACGGAGCTTATCGTTAAGATCGACGATCCGGAAGCGTTCGGTGCGTATCGCGTACGTCTGAAAAACGTAACGTTCGACCGGATTCCGGTTGTGAATTACGAAGTCGGCTCGATCGTTGAGCAGGAGTATACGTTTGTGTTCTCCGGCTACGAAATTCTGGACGCAATCCGTCCGTCATAATAGCGCAACAAAACTAGCGGACTGCCTTCGGGTGGTCCGTTTTTAATTACGAAAATAATCGGAGGTTGACATATATGGCAAAAGGATTAGAGGCGCTACTTGGCGCGAATTTGGACGTTACGAAAGAGGTTTATATTCCGCGTCTTAAAACGACATTTACGGTCAAAGCACTGACTAACGCGGAGACTGCAAAGGCGAGATTACGCGCAACTACAGGCAAGGACAACGTTGACGCGATGACGCTTAGTTACGTGATGATTTCGATGGCCTGCGTTGATCCGGACTTTAACGACAAAGCGCTCAAAGCACATTATGGCGCAAGTGATGACGTGGACTGCGTAGGTAAGGCACTGCTTCCGGGCGAGGTTCAGAAACTCACTACGGAAATCTCAACTCTGTCCGGATTCGGCAACGAAGAGGAGCTGCTGGAAGAGGCAAAAAACTAATTCGGGCGGGTGGTGAGGCTCGGATTCTACACGAGATATTCCAGCGTCACCATATACCGCCCGATGAAATTTTCGTAAAGCCTGCACGACACCGCGCCGTGATCTATGCGTCCATGGCGATAGTGCTTGAAGATGAAGAACGCGCAAGGAAAATAGCGGAGCGAGGGAGGTAACGGGGCATGTCGTTTGATATCGTAGGACATTTAAAAATTGTAGATAACGCCACCCGACCTCTTCGTACAATGACCGCGGGAATCCTCAAGTTCGGAGCAGCGGCGGCCGGCATCGGAGCGGCAGTCGGTACAGTTGCGGTTGTAGGCGATAGCATTAAGAAAGCGATGGATTTCGAATCGCAACTCCAATCGATCAAGGCGTTAACCGGCGCCACTGAAACGCAGATGAAGGCGATTAGCGCGATGGCTCTCGAACAGGGCGCACTCACGAAATACTCCGCGTTAGAAGCTGCGCAAGGTATGGAAGAGCTCTTAAAGGCCGGTATGAGCGAAGCAACGATAATGTCTGGCGGCCTTAACGCAGCGCTTAACCTCGCGACGGCTGGCGGATTGGAACTCGCAGAAGCGGCTGAAACGATGGCAACGTCGATGAACGCGTTTAAGAAGGACGGACTCTCAGCGGCACAGACTGCGGACATACTTGCGGGCACTGCGAATGCGGCGGCGACTGACGTACGGAACATTGCGTATGGTATCGCATCTGCGGGCGGCGTGGCGGACATGGCTGGCGTTTCCTTCCGCGACTTGAATACCGCGATCGGACTCATGTCCAACGACGGATTGAAGAGCGGATCTGACGCAGGTACATCGTTTAAATCGATGCTCATGTATCTGCAGCCGCAAACGAAGAAGGCGACCGCGATGTTTAACCAACTCGGAATCGGCGTCGGGAAGGCGAACAAGTTTTTCGAAGGTGGAAAGATCAAGGATCTCGCGGGAATTGCGGAGGTCTTGAATAAAACGCTCGGTAAGATGAACAACCAGGACCGCGTAGCTACGTTGCTCGACATGTTCGGAACCGACGGCGTTAAAGCGGCGACTACGTTATACAAGGCAGGCGCAAAAGGCGTAGAAGAGTTCCATAACGAAATGGCGAAGGTTACCGCGCTCCAAGTTGCGGAAGAGAAGATGAATAGCGCGGCTGGTGCGATTGAACAGTTCCAAGGCGCGATGGAGACGTTGCAGATATCCGCGATGTCACCGCTACTTCCATATATTAAGAAATTCGCGATAGGTGCGCAGAAGCTGATTGCGGATTGGACCCCTCAGATTACGGCGGCCGTTCAAAATGCGGTTGATACTGCGGCGAAGTATATCAATACGAATTTTATTAATAATCCGGAGTTTAATAAGCTGCCGGATTTGGAGAGTAAAGTTCGCTTCGTGTTTGATACACTGGGAGATTCTTTCAACAAGTGGTGGGAAGCTGGTGGTAGAGATGACGCTAGGAATGCGACAAGCAGTATGATCGGGTTCCTCATTGATACTATGGAGGCGTCATCTTCGCAAATTACAGAAGTTGCTCTGAAAATCGGTGCAAGCATCGCTCAAGGTATCATGCAAGGGGTCAAGGATCATCTCAACGTCATTTCTTTACTTAACCCAGTGAAGCAGCAGATGGAGGATTTTAACAATCAGTACAACAGTGCAAAGAAACTCTCATCCGATTTGAGTACTTGGTCTGCAAATAATCCAGGAAAACCAATGGTTGACGGCGGAAGTATTGGCCCCACTGAAGGTAAAAGCAGTAGCAGTGGAGGAAATGCCGTTTCCAACTGGTGGAACGAAACATTTAGTAAGAGCGGTTGGTCGGGCCATTCCGCCGGCCTCGAACGCGTTCCATACAACGATTACCCTGCGCGACTTCATCAGGATGAGATGGTGTTAAATTCGAACCAAGCGCGAGACTACCGCGAGACTAACGGTGGAACCGGCGGAGGCCCGTCCGTAATGGTAACGGGCAACACGTTCGTCGTCCGTAACGATAGCGACATTGACGATATTGCGAACAGAATCGCGCTTCGGTTGGCGCAATAAAACGGAGAGGAGGCGGCATTATTGGCGAGAGGCAAGCCGCAGTTTTGGCTCAAGTATAACAATAACGCGGAAGTATTGTGGCTTCCCGTTAATCCCGAAACAATCAACGCAACATCCACGTACGGCTACGAAGACGTCAGCGTATCGAATCTCGGCGAGTATACGATTCTCGGAAACAATCGGCAGAAAGAATTTACGGTATCTTCGTTCTTTCCGCGCGATTATAACGGTTCCTACTGTCAGTATTCGAAGTTGAAAGATCCGTGGGAAATCGTTAAGACAATCGAACGGTGGCAGCAGTCCGGCCGTCCTGTCCGTTTTATTGTGACGAATACGCCGATTAATATCGCGGTTACGATTCGGTCATTTGAGTACGAGGAGCGCGGCGGAGAACCTGGCGACGTTTATTACACGCTACAGCTCAAGGAGTACACGTTTATTCCCAACGCCAAAAAGTCGGACCCTAACGCAAAGACAACGAATATATCCGCTGCTAAGGTTACGACTGATCCGGCGCGCCCTTCAACACGTACTACTCCAACATCATATACGGTCAAGTCGGGCGACTCACTTTTTAAGATTGCGGCTAAAGTCTACGGGAACGGCGACCGATGGCGCGATATCTACACGAAGAACAAGTCGGTAATCGGCGCGAATCCTAACGCAATTAAGCCGGGCCAAAAGCTGGTGATCCCGAAATGAGTACGCAAATTCGCGTTTTATATGACGGAAAGTACTACGTTGAGCCTCTCGTAAAGACCGCGACATGGTCCGGAGATGTAGCGCAACCTCATCGAACTCTTACGCTGGCCTTGTCAAATACGCTTAACGGAGAGGATCAAGAAATCGCGTTCGAGCTCGGCAAGGAAATACGCTTTTATGTAGATGGTAAAGGCGTATTTCGCGGCGTTATCTTTACGTACGACATAACTGAAAAGGGCGACGCGGTCGTGATTGCGTACGATGAAAACGTGTATCTCACGAAGAATACAGATACGCGGAAGTTTGTCAAGATGACGGCGGGCGCGATGATTGCGGAGCTCTGCAAGTCATTCGGAATCCCAACGGGCGACATCGCAAACACCGGCTACGTGATACCGCGCATGATCCTCCGGAGTAAGACGCTGTGGGACATGATGGTCACGGCGCTAACGGAAACGCGCAAGCAGAACGGACGGAAGTTCGTTGTATACGCGGCAAACGGTAAGCTCGGCCTACGCGAGAAGAAAGACGCCGCGGTGCGTTGGATGATCGAGGATGGCGTTAACATTATCGGCGCGACACGGACGCGCTCTATCGAGGAACTACGGACGGCCGTTAAAGTTGTCGGCGGCGAATCGGAAGAGAAGCAGATAACCGCGTCTGAAAAGAATGCGGCATTAGCTACGCGTTACGGTTTGATGCAGCATTATGAGAGCGCAGATTCGAAGCTTAACGCGTCCCAATTACGACAGCTCGCGAAACAGCGCCTTAAGGAGCTATCGACCGTTAAGGAGGACGTAACAGTTAATGCGTTAGGAATCACGGATGTCATCGCCGGAACAGCGGTCTACGCGTTCGAGAGTATGACGGATCTGGTCGGGGGCTTTTACGTCAACGCGGATACCCATACGTTCAGTGACGGCGTACACATGATGGACATAACGCTATCTAAAACGGATGACCTTCCGAAGCTGGATTACGAAGAGGAGCCGGAGAAAAAGAAAGCCGCGAAGGAATCGAAGAAAAAGGCGAAAGAAAAAGCGAAGAAAGGGAAGTGACGCGGTGGCTCTCGAAACTATCGACGGAGGCGGCGTAAGTAAATTGCGCGACGTCATCCGGCAACTCGGCTACAACAAGGACGTTGACGTAGAAATCGGAACGGTCACCGCACCGCTTCCGGATATTCGCGTGAAACTTGATAATGTAAACTTCGAGCTTGAGCGTGAAGACATTGTTATTGTCGAGCGCCTAAAAGGGTACACGCGGACTGTTAGGATCAACGGAGTAGACGCTGAGATTGAGTTTCCGCCGGTACTGGAAGCGGGCGACCGCGTAGTCCTTCAAATGTTCAACGCGGGACAGGATTACGTAATACTTGACCGGCTAGGAGGCGATGGAGATGGCGCTTAGTCCACTCGCAGTAATTACCGATGAGGAAACGGAAGAGACGGTCGTTAACGAAATACTGCCGCTCAAGACATATGCGCTTAACGTTGAGACTGGCGAAATGGGCGGAATGGTGGACGGAACGGCTGCGATTGAACAGTTCATTTATAAAGCGATTCGGACTGCGCGGTACCGTTTCGCGATATTCGATGACGACTACGGATGCGAGCTTGACGATTTAATCGGCCAGGAAGTGTCGGTCGAACTATTAGAAACGGAAATACCGCGGACAATTGAGGACGCGCTAATATACGACGACCGGATTCTTGCGGTACGTGACTTTACATTAACGAGGGAGGCGGACAAATTGTACGTCTCTTTTTTCGTGGAAGTAGATAACGAAACGATTCCGGTGGAGGTGACGATTTAATGGCATACGAAGACCAAACGAAGGCCGCGGTCCTCGAGCGGATGCTCGGAAACTCTCCGCCGGATATCGACCAGCGGCCGGGATCAGTAACGTACGACTTAGAGTCTCCCACTGCGATTGAAATATCGATGGCTTACGCTGAGCTTGATAACGTGTTGGACTGGGGATTTACGGATACGACGTTCGGCGAGTACTTGGATAGCCGTGCGTCTGACTACGGACTCGTTCGTAAGGCCGCGATCAAATCAGCCGGATCAGTGACGTTTACAGGCCCGGACACAACGGTAATTCCGGCGGGTTCAATCGTATCAACAGGCGGAGACACTCCGGTCTACTTCGTTACGAGCGCGGCGGCAACTATCGCAGGATCTACGGTTACAGTCGCAGCAGAAGCGCAGGACGCAGGCGCAGTGGGCAACGTCGGCATAGGCGCGATTAATACGATGGTCGGCGATCTCGTCGGCATTGTTGCGGTAAATAACGTGGTTAACTTCGAAGGTGGTGTCGATACCGAATCAGATGCGGCTTTATACGCGCGTTATCAGGAACGGGCGCAGCGGCCAGCCACGTCCGGAAACTCGAATCAATACCGCCAATGGGCGCTCGAAGTGCCTGGCGTAGCTGATTCGATTGTCTATCCGATATGGGCGGGGCCTGGCACGGTCAAAGTCGTATTACTTGGCGCGGATAAAACTTCGCCTGATCCTTCCGTAGTTACAGCGGCTCAGACGTATATTGATCCGACAATGGACGGACACGGCGAGGGCGTCGCACCAATCGGTCCGGTAGTCACCGTGCAAGGTGCGGTTGAGGTTCCGATCAATGTCGCGGTAGACGTCGACGTTGAACCGGGCTATACGCTCGAAGAAGTGCGCGCACAACTAGAAGCCGGAGTCACTGCGTATCTGGCAACGCTGGCCTTTGCGGACCCTCTCGTACGGATTACGCGGATTGCTAACGTCATCCTCGACGTGCCTCGCGTTATTGACTACCGTGACCTTACGATTAACGGAGGGACCGCGAATATCGTCGTAGCTAACGGAGAGGTTGCGGTTCTTGGGACGGTGACAGTTACGTGAGAACATTAACGGAGATTCAGCGCGACATGCTCGATTACCTGCCGCAGTATTACCGCGACTCTCTTGTAGCGAGCGGGATCTTGAACGCTGAGGCTATCGAAATCGCGCAGCTTAATGCGGACATTTACGACGTACTCGACCAATTCTATATCGATCGCGCAACGTGGGGATTGGCGCGGTGGGAGCGGATATTCGGAGTAACACCGGAAGCCGGCGCAACATACGAACAGCGGCGCGAAGTCCTGCGGGGTAAAATGCGTGGCGTCGGTAAGATTAGCGTAAGTCTCATCGAGAACGTAGCGGAGGCATATGCGAACGGTGACGTGGATGTAACGGTGGATAGCGCGGCTTATACGTTGACAATTACGTTTGTCGGCGTATTTGGTGTGCCCGCACAACTTGACGCGCTCAAAGCGAATCTACGCGATATTATACCGGCTCACATGGCGATTGATTACGTGTTCCGCTTTTACACGTACGGTGAGCTCACGGGAAGCGGCGTGACATACGCGGACCTGAGCGGATACACATACGACGATATTTACAATCGGAGGTTATAACGATGGCAACGACGCCAAATTTAGGATTGCCGCTGATTGATAGCGCGATGACTGCGGATGTGCCCCGCGATATGAATGCGCTGGCGAATGCGGTGGATAGTGCGGTAGAAGAAGCGTTGGCAGACGTAAGTATTCCAGACGCGAGCCTGACCGTGAAAGGTAAGGTTCAACTATCGAATAGTACGAACGGAACGTCACAAGCGCTGGCAGCTACGGAGAAGGCGGTCAATGACGCAAGGGTAAGCGTTGTGTCCGACTATATTCGGCAGCCAGGATTCGCGAGTACCGGCGGGACATCGACGGCATATACCGCGACATTAACTCCAACTCCGACTACCTTGCCGGACGGATTCGGGATCACTATTGTTCCGCATATTGCTAACGGAGCGAGCCCGACGCTTAATGTAAACGGACTTGGCGCTGTTCCGCTTAAAGACCAAAAAGGCATTGCGTACGCGGCGGGTAAGCTTGCGGTGGGTAAGCCGTACACATTTCGTAAAGTTGGATCGGATTTTTTGGCCGATAGCTCTGGTGGCTCTGGTAACGCAGTAGCGGGAGATATCAGAGCAGGGAAAACGGCGACAAACGATGCCGGAGACGTTACGGGTAGCTTGGTTGTGCGCAACACATCACAAACCAATGTCACGCCAACAACGAGTGCACAAACGCTGCAACCGGGAATTTATGATTATCCTATTGTGGTAGCAGGTGTGCCGGCAGCAACAGCGGATCTGGTGACTCAAACCCAATCGGTTCCAGCGAACTCGAGTAGAGCTTTTAATTACGCAACCCAACCTAATATAGCATTTGTTACTACAAGTGCTTCGATGGCCCAACAGCACGCAATGATGTTGCTAGGACCTACTCCTAGAATTAATCATAACGGAACAGTCCTTTTCACAGACACTTTGAACCCAAATGCTTACAACTCAGCCCTTTCTTATTCGAATTGGAACGGTTCGAGTTACCAAATATACAACAATAATGGAGTAGCAGCAAATCTAACTGTGGAAGCGTATTTCAAACGATAAGGAGAGGGTTTTGTGACGTCAACGGACTGGATTAACTCAAACTATTTGGTTGTTAATGATCCATACGTAGGAAAGTCTGTCTACTGGGGAAATGGAGTAATTTATTATGGCATACTTACTCCGGTGGTTAAATTTATTGAAATGTTCGGGGACGCGATCCAAGGCGCTATTGATAGCCAAGCGGACGTAAAGCAAGCGATACGCGACAGTGACCCGGATAACAGCAAGGGTTTTAATAACATACTGTGACCGCCCGTTACGCTCGGGTGTGTCTTTTTTTTTATTTTTTACGGATAGGACGTGAACCCGTGAACAAGACGCAGCTTTATCGCATCCTAGTTCTGCTCGCGCTGGCCTTAACATTCGTAGCGAGCGTCATCACGGCATCGTCCGTAACTAAATCACGCATCAACATTAACGTAAGCAGCCGCGCCGCAATCGAAACACTGCCGGGAATCGGGCCGGTACTTGCGGATCGCATCGCGAGCGGCCGTCCCTACGCGGATGTGTACGAATTGGATCGCGTTGAGGGCGTAGGCCCCGCGACAATAGACGGAATTATCGGGAGGGTTGATTGGTGATGGACATTGCGGGAATATCAGCGCTGGCCTTTACGCTACTTAAAGAGGGCGCGTGGATGCCGCTGGCCGTACTCGTAATCGGCGTGCTCGTATGGCTTATGTTACGCGCGCAGAAAGAGCAGACGGAGGCTAACCGGGCAGACGCTAAGAAGCGCGAGGATAAGTTGATGGCGTTCGTTGACGAGAACAAGGCGGAGGCATTAGCGCGTGAGGATCGTTTGATGGAACATCTTACGAAAACGGAAGAAGTACAGACGCGTATCGTATCGACATTGGAACGGATGGAAATGCGGATGCAGTATATTGAACGCGCTGTAAATATCGAAATCAAATACGGAGATGATGCGGCATGAATTATCGCAAGGATTATATTCCGAAAGGTACCGCGTTTAATCGGCGGCCTGCCCACGTAATGAACGCGACGACGATCACGATACACAATACGGGGAATGCGAACTCCACTGCGGCTAATGAGCGCGCTTGGCTGACGAATCCTACGAACGCGCGGCAAGCTTCGTTTCATATCGTTGTCGATGAGCGCGAGGCTATCGAATGTATTCCGCTGAATGAGAACGCCTGGCATTCCGGAGACGGTAGCGGAGCAAGTTCCGGAAACCGTACGTCAATCGGCATCGAAATCTGCGAGAGCGGCAATTACGCCAAGACGCTCGATAGCGCGGCTACTCTCGTTGCGTCGATGCTTAAAGAGCGCGGATGGGGCGTTGATCGACTACGCCGCCACTACGACTGGTCCGGTAAGATATGCCCGCGCTTAATGTACGATGGTGGCGCGTGGACCGGTTGGGGCCTATTTAAAGCGGCGGTTGCTGCGAAACTAAACGAAGGGAAGGCGGATGCTGACGTGAAGAAGGACGTAATCGTAAGCGTAGTTGTTAACGGTAAGAAAGTAACGGACGGCGTGCTTGACGGAGGGACTACGTATACGCCGGCGCGTGCAGTAGCGGAAGCGTTAGGCGCGAAGGTAACGTGGGACGCGAAGACTAAAACGGTGACGATTACGAAGGAGGCGAAGTAATATGAAGAAGCGTTTGACTAATCCGCTGTTTATCGCGGCGGCCGTAGGGCTTGCGTACCAGGTGCTCGAAAAGTACGGAGTCGCTCCGGATTTCGGTACGTGGCAGATTGGCGTTGACCTCGTGACCTACGCGTTGATCGGAAGTGGCGTGTACTCTACGTTTAAAAAGACGGAGCCAGTGGAATAAAACTGCGACCTACTTGCGGATGACTACGTATTGTATCGTAGGTAGGTCTTTCCTTTTTATATGATTCGATGGTACTATTTGGTTATACGGTTTGATCCAGAGGAGAGTTGCTAAATGACTTTGATTGATACAATCGTCGTTCAACCAGTAATAACAGTTTCCGGACTTTCTACGGAAGTAGTTCGTACATTTGAAAGCGCAATGATGCCGCAAGTCGGCCAAAAGATACGTGATCGAATGTTTGGTCACAGTGCTGATCTTATCGTTGAGGATGTAGTAATTGATTACGCTACGGATGAATGCTATGTGTATCTTGCTCCTGTGACGTTGGACAACGCGGATAGAGATGACCTACGTGATCATGTTCGGGAGTACGAAAGGCATGGATGGGAATGGCCGCGTCCTATATAAAGTACATACGCAATAAAACAGGCGCAGTTCTCGCGGATAAATTCCGTTGAGGGCTGCGCCTGTTCTTCGTTTATTCGAGGCCGGCCTGCGCTTTTTATAGTTGATTTATCCATAAACTAGTATTATATTAGAATTTGTGGATTGAGGAGTGATACTAGATTTGATTTTTAATAATTTCGAAGCGGTTTATTTTACAGTTCTCATGATGGTTCCTGGTTTTATCATGAATATGGGCTACAACTATATACTCCCTACAAGAGAAGGACAAGCACCAATCTATCTCGTGAGATTTATAGTTTTTAGCTGTGTTAATTTTGCTTTAGCATGGCCGGGATTAAACAGTCTGATTAAATCTCGGTATTGGGAGGAACACCCTTTTAGGTGGTCCGTACTTCTTGTGTTAATAGTATTATTTCTGCCTTACGCTATCGGTCTAATTGCAGGAATAGTTACTGAGAGAAAATGGGTGAGAAAGTTATTGTTAAAAACAGGGATTAACCCGATTCATCCATCTCCAACTGCTTGGGATTATATTATGTCTAACGAGTCAAGGTATGTAATTGTTACGTTGAAAAACGGATTTGTGATATATGGACTTTTTGCTTCAAAATCTCTTGCTTCTACTGTACCAACTGAAAAAGATATTTACTTAGAAGAGATATTTGAGCTAGATGATGATGAGACCTGGGTACCTAAATCCAAAGGCATATGGATTAGTGGCTCCGAGATTTTACATATTGAATTTTTAATTTTTAAGGAAAATCAGGAGGGACAAAGTGAAGAATCAGAACCAACAGAGTAA